ATAATCCACAGAATAATCTTTGCTACGTCTAGATACATCTATGCTATAAACAGATCGATCCTCATCATTAATATAACCGCTATGAATAATATTGTTAACGTAACCTTTGTGTCCATCCCATCTTTTTAAACCGAATTTCAAAAGATTTTCTGGTTCATTTAATGCTTTTGTTTTTTTGTTAATATGGACGATTGATGCTGTTTCTACATTGCTCTCATTGAAATCGCTGTTTATAGTGAGACAAGTCTCTTCTGGTGATACAAAGATATTTTGGTTGTTGATATGAAGAGATGTATCATGTAGCTGAAATGTTTTAGTGTTTTCTTTGATCTCTTTATGAACAGATTTCAAAGGATTCGGAATTACGCTAATGGATGATTTAGGTATACCATGTATCCTGAAATCACTAAACTCACACCCTACTAAAATATCAGTTCTATCACCTTCTCCAATTTCTTTATTCTCGAAATGGTGTTTTCTCAATTGTGTATTTGTATAATGCAAAGTATGTATGTCTTGAATCAAATATCTGTAAATACTGTACGTTTTTGTGGGGTTTGTATAAAATCGGATAGGTTCATTTAACTTTTTCATATCATATTCATCCACAGTAATATCCAATATAATATCCCATTGAATATCATCTACATTCTTACCGAGAAGCATAAACTTTTTAGGTGGATAATAGGATATATATTTATCATTATCAGTTTCATCGGTTATTGTATCTACATCTTGCCGATCTCTAACCTCATAACTAATATATTTCAGGAGAATCTCTTGTGGTAAATGGTATTCAATAAAATCCACATAGAAATAATTATTACCATTGATAGTAATTGATCTTTTATTTATTGTTTCGATATCAGTTTGATCACCCAATGTACCAAATTTGTTTTGAACAGCTGTATCTCTGCTATATACTAATATGTTATTCCATGTTCGGTAATAATCTTTTTTGTTTAGAAAATTTCTAATGTTTTCATATAAGATATCTTTAATTAACTCCGCATTTTTTACATCATTTCCTACATATTGGTTTAGTTTTGTTAGATATATTCTTCTAATACTCTGTATAATCTTAACAGTATTACCATCATTTGTTTTAACTTGATACTCTATAAACTCATAGGTTTCCAATTTCTTAGGATCATCATCATTAGTCTTAGTTGTTGTTCCTACAATCTCTTCATACTCTTGATATCCACTGTGAAATAAGGGAAATACATAAAGATCATCAATAATATCTGTCTGCGCTATACGTTTATTGATAGACAACACATCTTTGTTATTGTCCCATTCAATTAATGAATTGTTCAGTTTAATCGAGTTGCTGATATCAATGCTGTCAGTAATAGCGATATTTTCAAAACTGAAAGATGTTTTTAACTGATGGTTATCATCAACATAAGCTATACCTGCCGTTCCTGCTTTTATATTACTTACATCAAGTAGATGATCTATAACAACAGAATTGTCATACCGTACATTGATAAGATCTTTATTATTCACAACCATATCAGGTACATATTCAACAATAGGGATATACTGTTTTGAGTTTCCTAATCCAGATCGTTCAGTTGTGTTAGTTCTTCTAGGATTAAACAATTGATCAAACTGGTGTTCATCCACAAAATCAGTGATCTCGGTGAATTCAATATCACTTACATCCCTAAACATCTTAGTGTATGTCTCACCATTAAGAACGAGTTCATTTGCAATAATCTGATGTGTATTCATAATAGATTTTCCATTTAGATCGATATTATTTATAAATCTAGTAGAAGTTTCAACGTTTATTGAAATAAATCCTATATTTACACGATATTCACGGTCTGTAATACTAGATACAATATGAACTTCACTTATAAGGAATACAAACTCATTAGAGGAAACACCAGACCTTTTTATGATGTGTTCATACTGATCATTACGTTTGTTATATAAGTGCCCATCTTGAATATTGTAGATTTCTATCCATTTATCCGCTACTTTGGCAAATAAACGATATTTTCTAGGAAATACTTTAGGATTTGAAGATAAAATCCCTTCAATTTGGTCATATAAATAAAAAGATTTGATAACAACAGGCTTTCCAGTTGTTAATTTAAAACCAACACCAGGTATATTGTCTGTGGTTCTTACATATTCATTGTTTATTTCCGTCAATAATTCTTTTACGTTATTTTTCAATCCTGGTAGGGTTGAAAGATGATTAAGATCTCCAAGTAATCCTATTTCATTTGGTATTCCGGTTTCTTGATTGCCTACGTCTATTACTGGTTTAAAAACAGTATCCGACTGATAATTCGCATCTGTGTTTTGTGAGAAGATGTTTTTGACTGGATTTAGTCCTCCTGCTAAATCGGAGTCTGTTTCAACACTAAAAAGGTAATTATGATTTGTGCTACTTGTGTTTTCACTTGTTTCTATAAAGGAGTGATTATCCTTGAAAACAAAAGATATATTACTTGTATCCTTTTTTACACTTAATCTACTCTCTTCTAGACCGTCGGTGCCTACTTCCAGATCAATGATTGATGTAGATGATCTCAATGCTAGAGATCCTTTATCAGTTGTTGAAGTGAAATCAACGAGCTTTCCATCAGTGCTATTTCCTATCAATAATGGATTATTGACGTCACCCCTCAACACTTCTAGCCTTTCAAGAACAGAAATGTCCATAACTCAAACCTATTTTTGATTTGTGTAAATCCACCACTTATTATGTTATAACACATAATTATATAATGTCTACACCAATCGCATCACTACAACCTAATAACGATACGCCACCTATCAAAAGCGATATTGATGATCCTATTGTCCAACAGGTAATAGGTGACATGGATCCTAACCTTAATGCTCATAATCAACCTCAATTACAGCCACAGCAACAACAGACACAACCTCAACCTCAATTACAGTCAACACAACAACTACATCCATCTACTCCACAAGTCTATTTAAGAAACGATAGTGTGAGCAAGAATGATAATACATATGAAATTGTAAAACAGAGTGTTATTGTGGCTATTATTGCTCTCATCGCATTCTATCCAGCTACAATGGATTATGTAAGGAAGATATTGGATATTGAAGCGATCAATGACAATGAGCTGTTAGTGAGAGCAGTTTTAGTGGCAATTGGTTATTATGCGATTTTCTATCTCGCAAAAGTGTAAAAAGGAATAAAATAGATTAAATAAAAAAACAAAAATGGCAGAAGAAACAAGTGATGAAGTAATCTACAATGTCCTATATGCTGTTCTAGCAATATTTGTAGGAATGATGTTAGGAATCATGTTGCTATATTCTTATTCTATTAGCAATGATGCGTTTGTGTCAGTATTAGCCTTTATATATCTTACTTATGCTATGATATCTATGGGATATACTCTCATTAAGCAGAAGATGTATAATGATGACGAGTTTAATATTAATCTAGGAGCTGATATGTATGCGGCTTTCTTGTCTTTCGTTATCCTACTCTATTTTGGATATAAGACTATGGTTAACGATAATAGAGTGTCTGTTCAGGATAAGTATTATTAGATATCAGCTAGCATCGATACTTTGTCTCCTGCGAAACCTGGCATATCGTCATAGAGACCCTGTGTTCCATATACGTCATTGTCTTTGTGGTTTATGCCGACAAACCCTTCGTTGTAATTTTTTTTGTCCCAAGTGTTATCTTGTGCTACTTCTAGACGGTCAGGGGTAATATAATCGGCATAATCTTTATCTCCCCAAATATATTTCTCATCGTGTTTAGTTGAACGGAACAGACGGCTTTTATACAACTTGTAATATGCTACAAACATAGCCGTAGCAAGGATAAGTCCCGATAAAGGATCCACTGCTAAAAGAACAAGAACAACAATACAAGCTATAAGCAGCTGAACAGTATTGTTCCTGAGAAAGAACAGATCTTTTTGATCAATGAACATTATGGATAAAAGGATAATAACTGTAATGACCTGAACGATATATGCGATGTAAGCCTTCATTTTGATTATTTCTATTTATGATATCAGAGAAAAAATTGACGGATCAAAGTAGTTTCTTACTCATTTTTTGATTATATACAAATTTATAATACATTGGATTACAATATGTATCAACACTATTTCTCCTATGTAATTCAGGCTCAGCTGATAGTCTATCCTTTCTATCATCTTTGTAAATGTCTGTAAAACTACTTGAATATAGTGAAGAACAAAGCTTTTGCTTCTTTTCGCTAATCATATTTTAGGTTTGTTTATGTATCTTTACAAGATACACATATAATTTTTTTGTCAAGAAACTTCTGAAAAAATGATAGCTTTCTTTTGGAGCTTTCAATTCAATCGATTGAAACGACAATGACGATTTATCCTAATCAAAAGGATATCGCTAAGGAGATTTACGACAATATTATTGTTAATCCCAATAAGTTTATCGGTCTTCTTGTGGGTTTAACACAGTCAGGTAAAACTGGTGTTATTAATGCCATAGTAGATATAGTGAAGGAAAATGCTAAATATCACTTCTTCGAAGATATTATTGTTGCTACTGGTTTATCTTCAATAGACTGGAAGAAACAGACAAAGAACCGTCTATATGATATCAAGAACAATATCTATCACCGTCCAGATATCCTAAAAGGTATGTTGAAGAGGGTGAAGAATATGGAGTCTGTTATTATTATCTTAGATGAGGTCCATACGGCAGCAAAAGAGCATCAAACAATTGACCGTTTTTTTCAAGAAATCGGATTGGATATTCGTGATAAGTCTAAGATAAAGTTGATATACATCTCAGCTACACCTTCTTGTATTCTGAAAGACATCTTGAACATTAAAGACGACGTTTATGAGGTTTTCCGTATGGAAATGGTTAGTTGTTATATGGGAACTGAAAAGCTTTCACAACAGAACCGGATCAAGGATAGTATGGAGTATAAAAAATGGAATGATACCCATATTACTTCTCTAAAACAAGATATTGCTTCATTTACAACTCCTAGGTATCACATCTTCCGTATTGCTGAAGCTAGAAAACAAAATAGAGACACATCATCGGCACAAGATGATAGATCAATTGTATTAGATCTTTTTACAGGAAAGGACATATATGTGGTTGAGTATAACGAGACTGATAAAGATTATGTGAAGGAAAACATAAACACAATTTTGTTTAACCGTCCTTCTAAACACACTGTTATCTTTGTGAAGGAGAAGTTAAGATGTGCTATTAGTATTCACAAAGAACATTTAGGTATCCTATATGAACGTATCCCTCACAAGATTGGAGGTATTTCAGTGTTTATTCAAGGATTGGCTGGTCGTATGTGTGGATATGACGACAACGGTGTTAGTATCTGCTACACTGACCTGAATTCAGTGAATATCTATAATGAAGCTTGGAAAAACGAAAATATTAGTGTTATGAATACACTTTATGAGAAAGAGACTAAGAATGTTGTTTCTTTCACATCTGGAGAAAAGATTGGATTAGATGTTATTGATGAGAACATCAATGTTAAATCATCAACTGATGTTCATAGAGTTATCTTCAAGACATATGATGAGATGAACGAATGGATCCTCGCAAATATTGAGGGTAGCCGGAAGAAACGTGAGAAAAATAGAGATGAAAATGGGTTTGCTATCACACGTTTTAGAAATAAAGAGCATATTATGAATTGGGATATAGTTGATCAGTATAAGACAAGTGGTTTGAGTTTTGACAAGTCATCGAGGAGATATTTCGTGGTTTATGATGATTTAAATGACATCTCCACAGAAAATCACGTTATCTATTACAAAAAGTAAAAAAATATGTGTAAAATATGTGTAAATTATGTAAGTTATGTAAATTACCTTTTTACACTTTCTTTGTCATAGGAACAGTTTGAACGACAGTAGCAGTTAACATAACAGGTAGTGATTTTTCATTTTGGAACTCATTAGATACCTTACTTTTAATGTTTCCAGGAATACTTGGCACACTACTAACAAGACTATCGTATTTATCAATAAGAGTGCTTAAAAACTGGTTATTAAGTGAGTTGCCGTTTTCAGCAGTATCCACTGAATGTAGAAGTTTAAGGAAATCATCACGACTTCCACGAAAACTTTGTGCCTTTTCAGCGATCTTGAACTGGTTGAGATAGTTAATAATAATAAATGATATAGCATTCAAACAGATATTGACATAAGAAACCCTAGTTTGTATTTCTTTATCAGCTATATTTGTAGAGAGAGCATTAAGGATAACTAATGCTGCGTTAATAATAATCAATGGTAGCACTGTTTTATTTTTAATACCTGCAAAATGCCCACCAGATAGATCACATAGCCTTGCCATCACTCTGATCTTACTCTGGTATTTTTTTAGCATATCGTTGTTAATATCACTATTATTAACACTAACACCACCACCGACAGTAGCACCATCATTAGGCGACGGAATAGAGAATTGATGAGGACTTATATAGGTAGGTTGGATCATATTGTATTTTTATTAGATTATGAGAATAAAAATATTGAAGACATAGAAAACGTAGAGATTAGTATTTTGAG